AAACTTGAACCCCGTAAGGGATTCACACCCAAACAGCGTGCCGCCGTGTTCTCAGAGCATGGCGGTATCTGCCATTTATGCAAGGCACCCATCCAAGCAGGGCAGGCATGGGACGTTGACCACGTGACAGCTTTAGCCCTTGGTGGCACCAACGACGCCGCAAATCTGCGCCCTGCCCACGCTAAATGCCATAGAGGCGTAGGTTCAAAGACTAGCGATGATTTGAAGGCAATTAGCCGCGCGGATCGGCTGGCAAAGAAACATTTTGGAATTACGCCCAAGAAAAAGGGCCGCATACCATCGCGACCCTTTCCAAAGCGTGTTAAAGATTAGGCCGCCACCTTCATCTTAAGAGGCACCTTGACCGAGCAGATCGCGCGATGTGTCTTGCAATAGCTTGATCCCTCGTCTTGAGGCTCGCAGCAGAAGCGGAAGTCAGGCGAACCAACAACGCCAATTGGAAAGCGACATTCGCCACGCTTCAGACCTGCAACAGCATCGCGCGTGTAGGTGGAGAGAAGCGCGATTGGTTGCTCTTTCTCTGTCTCTATCGCATTGCGGACAGCCGCTTTTAATCTCTCAATCTCGCGCTTGCGTTCCTTGTTGGCTTTTTGTTGGGCCATCTTTTCAGCGCGCTTGAGGCGACGTGTTGCGTTATAAACCGCGTTCTTTGACGCTAGATCATGGGCGCGTTGAACGTTGGTTTTGAAGTGGCTGTAGCTGATGTCACGGACCATCCCCATGCGATGCCGCTTGCCGATCACCGAATTGCGGCTAAGGCTTAGGGAGAATTGGCGATTGATAAGCCGCGCACTTTCGCTGCAAGACAGGCCATCCTTGAAGTGGGCTTCCAGCATTTCGAGTTGATCTTGCGTCCAAACGTTCATGACTTGGCCACCCACTGATGGTCGCCAGCCTTCTCGATCAGATTGCGGGTTGTCAGATCGGCAATGGTGTTGCGGACTAGGTGATAACTTAGGCCAGTCCGGCGCTGAATCTCTGCCTTGGTGACGGGCTTATCACGCATCACGCCATAGACACGCTGCTCGGTGCTTCTAAGGCTGGCGAGCATGTATTCACGCTCGAACGTGGCTTCGGCCTCGATTTGGTTGTCGATCCACTTGCGGGACCGAAGCCAAATCCGCAATGTTTTGTCGGTATCTTTGACGCGCCGCAGATTATCGAACGCGGTTTTTGGCATGATGTGTTGAACGCGATTTTCGCGCAGAATAACTGTATGCAGACTCATGACACAGACCTCACAATTAAATAGACAATCCACCAGCACGCGGCGGAAAAGGTGATGGCAAAAAGGGTGGTTAGGGCGCGGGTCATTTGGGTTTGCCCTCAATCTTCAATGCGATCCCATAGAGTGCGGTCGCAATCATCGAGCGCGCGGCTCTGATTAGATTTTCTAAGATTCTCAAAAGCCGCTCTTGCATGGCGTGCCTCACTTGAAATAAAAGGACTGGGGACGGGTGCTGATGCCGCCCCCAGTCAGTTGCGCGCCGGGGAGTGTGGCGCAGGGCAAACCATCGATGGAGGGTCGAGGGTTATCGGAATAAGGGGGCGCGCTTTCCTGTGCTTTGTCGGCCACGATGAAAAACGGGTCCGGCACCAACTTGACCCCGCGAAGGGCAGCACAAGCATTTTTCCCCGTGACAGCGCGCGGGTCACGGGAGGTAAGAGCCAGCCCGTTATCTTGGTGATCGTTCATTTCGGCCCCCATCTGAGAGCCGCCGCGTCCACTTTGCAGCGTGGGCAAAGGTCTGGCGAATGAGCGACACCGACACCGACGACAGAGAGAGGCGCGCAACAGGCACGGAGGCGACCGATACGGAACGCCTTTGCGTCCAATACGGCTTGCTCGGCCCGTGCGTTGCGTTCGCGCTGTGCTATGGGGTCGGTGTTGGCCATTAGACTAGTGCGTCCAATTCTTCGGGAAACTCGCGTTCAATTGCCTTTAGCATCCGTATAGATGCGGCAAGCTGGCCAGTGCGAACCCGGTAGACGACCGATTGTGACCATCCAATGCGCTCACCAATGGCGGCATCGGAAAATCCTGTCAGGTCTTTTATGTGCTGTAATTTTTCCATGCTAATTGATTTGCACATGTTTTGATGTTCGTCAAATAGTTTATGCATACTGCATTATGATGTTGACGGGTTTAAATGCATCATGCATAGTCTCATCACCAAAACGGAGACACCCATGTATAGCTTCACCCACTACCAAGCCCACGGCGAGCGCGCAGACCTATACCGCGCCATCCTTCGCCGCCAATACGAGATTTACCCAACCGCCGACGAGACGTTCATCCTGTCGCAAATGTGCAGCGAGTCTTTGCGCATTGCCGACATGTCGATTACCGATTGCGCCGCCGAGCTGGAGCGCATGAACGGGAAGGTGGCAGCGTGATGGCGGGGCTAGATATTCGCGTTGGTGACGTGGTGCGGTTGGTTGACTTCGAAATTACGGAAGTTAGCGGAGGCAGCTTTGTCGGTGACTTCCTAACAATAAATGGAAAAGCCTACACCTTCCCAGAGCGCTATGCCGCCAAAATCATTTCACGCGCCGAAACTGACGCCGAGAAGATTGCACGGCTTGAGGCTGAATTGGCCAAAGCGCCACGACGCATTGAGTGGAATGGTGGATCGTGTCCAACGGATAAAGCCGTAGTTGTCTGGCAGCGAAACGGGAAAACGTTTCAGGCCATGGGCTACGCTTTCGACTGGCGACACTCGTCCGAAGATGATGACATCATCGCCTACATGGTGTTGCCGTCATGAGCCGCCTAGACGCAGAAAAGATCGCGCGTCTGTACGACGGCTTCTACGCCGATCAGGATCAGCCCCGCTTTCTCAATTCGCCGCCCGTCCAAGATGGCCCAGACCGCGTGTCACCACTTGAGGCGGTCGCTGGATTTGCTGTGGTGGCGATTGTCATTTTTATTTTTGGATGGGTGCTGTGATGACGCCTTTAGAAACACTCAAAGCCGCCCGCCAGCTTATCAGTGATCCGGCGAAGTGGACGCAGGGCGAACTGGCCCGTGATGCTGATGGCAACGAAACCAATCCGAACTATGATAGCGCAACCTGTTTCTGCGCGCATGGTGCGATTCAATATTTCACTAAGGACGAAACCCTTAGCGAGGCGGATAGACTTCTTATTGCCGTGTGTAGTGACGAGCATGATTGTTACGTCGAGGAATTCAACGACACCCACACGCACGCCGAAGTATTAGCCCTGTTTGATGCGGCTATTGCTGAGTTGGAGGGGGTGCGATGAACAAGATAAACACCAGAGCCGCCGACATTCTTGATGTCTATTCAAGAAGTCCAAAAGGCATAAACGGTTACGCCAAAGTATCGAAGGCCGTGTCTCGCTTTGTTCTTGAGGTTCACAATCGCCATGCTGGTGTTTTTGACATCATGGGTGACGATGATTGTCTTGAGATAAAACTGACCGATTACGGAAAGGCTTTTTACGATGGCATTCAATGTTATCGGAGGGAAAAAGCATGACCCGCCTAACCACACCCACAAACGACGCCCGCTTGGCCGAAATGGCAAAGCGGCATGTAGACGCCCTTCTGCGCCAAGGTGCACGCGGCGATGTCCTGGCGCTTGCTTGGCAGGCTTTCCGTGAAACAGTGAAAGGTAGAACGCAATGACCGATCTAATTTTTAACGACCCCGCAGAAGCCGCCGCATGGGATATGTATGTGTCCGCTTTTGGTGCGGTTTGTAATTCACCAAACTGGATTGAACTTTGCGTCGGACAAGCTGACCTAATGCTCCTCGAACGCCGCAAACGCATGGCACCTGAAAAGGTGGAGGCTGACTGATGGCTTCTCAAAAGACAAAAGAACGCCTCAAGCAAGTCATGGAAATGGTCGATGACATGGACCTACCAGACGGCGCGCATTGGGCTCTTATCAACGAAATGATGAACTTCGACCACGGGGATGCTGAGTGCATGATTGCCGACGATCCCGACTTTTTTGGATTTACCTAACATGACCGACAACACCACCCTAGACGCGGCGATAATTACTGCACAGGAGCAGGTTTACAACAACCAGGAGCGCGTTGTTGACCCGCTAGACCGCACCTACGCCCGCGCCCTGATTGCGAAATTGCTTGAGGGGATGGACGTATTTACGCCCCACATGAACGGCTTTGAGACACGCGGATTTATAATTGCCCTCACCGAAATACGGCGCAGGGCTGGGTTGGAGGTGGAGTCGTGAGCGAATATGATTGGATGACAGAGGATCAAAAATTCTGTGCCGATATGTTTGCTGGTGTCATGCGTGGCTACCATCATGTTAGCGGAACCTTCAAACCATGCGGTCGAGGCATAAAGGTTCACGTCTGTGATAACGGGTTAGCGACGGCGGATTTTGACAAATTGTCGCGCCTTGTGATCCGCGCGCATGACGCAATGGTCAGAGTTGCCCTGATCCCATCTGGACCTAGACGGCTTGGGTTTACGCTACACCGCAGATTTACGCGTGATGGCGGAATAGGTGAGCGGCACGACACAATTGAGGCCGCAATTGAAATGCATCGGATTAAATCATGACCCCCACCACCGACCTACAAAAGCTACTGAACATGATAGATGAAACCAAGGATTCGCGCCGAGTGTGGCATCATTCTTTGGATGAAGCAGAGCAGGCTCTTGAAAACGCGGCGCGTGAGATAGCCGCCCGTGTCATTGAACTTCAGGCCGAGAATAAGAGGCTGCGGGAGGGGTTGGCGCCTGATCTTACTGACACCGAGGCAGAAGACGCCCTGACGTCCGAAGGTATTGGAACATGGGGTTCTGATGGCGAACGATTTGAGCGTATGTTTGCGGTTGTCATGAAAGCCCGCGCCGCTCTCAAAGGGGGAGAGATATGAGCGATTTAACATGGGAGATTGTAATTCTCAGCAAGCCGCCACTGAAATGGGGTGACAGGTTCTATTGCCCTGCAATGGCTTGCGAGTGTGCGGTCTATGAAGTTGTCAGCCCTACGACTTTCAAAGTCACCGAGGTAAAGCGCAGCCCAACTTTCTTTGAGAAGATCAAGAAGTTGTTTGCGTCTCGTCGTGTCAATCCAAACATCTATGGGAGCATGCTTCATGACTAAACCAACCGTGACCGATGACGCTGTCCATGCCGCGATAGACGCATATGAAAAACAATATTGCCCGGGGGGAGAACAGAGAACTTCGCTTCTTCCTAACCGTTATTGTGAACAAGCGCTGGGATTTTTTCTATCCAATCGAAAAAGCGGTTGAAACTGCATCGTTTGATTTTTTTAAACACGTGAATTCAAAGTTTCAAGCACTCAACAAGGACACCAACACTATGACCAATGACAAGCCCCCTGTCGCGCTCATCGAAGGCGACTACACCATCATGCCGACCAAACTTGCCGAGGCGCTTACTGCTTTGGTTCCCCTAGCCGACGCCATATGCGATTATGCGGACCAGAATTGCCGCGCGTTTCCGATTGCGACGGCTCCGAAAGAAGGGGTGTTCTTAGCGTGGGACATTTTTGGCGGTGAATGGGAAATTCTGGCCGCAGGGAATGAGGATTTTTACCACTTAGAGCGGTTTACACATTGGGCACCCCTACCACCCCCACCCACTAACCCGCCATTGCCAGCGGTGTTTGTTGAGTTGGGGCAGGCATTGGAAAAGATTAAGGGGGGAAAGTGATGGAGTATGAATTAAGCCGTGACCGACCATACATTGAGCGCATGCGCACTGACCCTCGCTTTTATAGTTTGGTCCGTGGCTGGTGTGCGCAATCCGTCATTGAGACACAGTTACGGTTTGACAACCGCCGTTGTGACGCTGAAGTCATGCATGAGGTTGCGGATGCAGCTTTAAAATTGGCGCTTGAGTTTATTCTTTACAATGATGGGGAATACAAAGCTATTTACGCAGAGCGTAACGCCGCCCTAGAGGCCAATCTCGACCTTATAAAGTTGATGCCGCGCCCGCTTTCTATGCCGATTACCAAGGTAACCCCATGACCAACAAACTTCACCACGAACTACTAGACCGCACATTCATGATCGACAGCATGTTTGACACGTTTGTTTATGAACATCCCGCGCTTGAAGGCGATGCCAAAGCCCTTGCCGAGGAGATCGGCACGAAGCTAGGACAGTTGTATCAGATGTTGGGGGATAATGGGTGATGCACACAAATCATGCCAGCTTTGATCTCGACACTGAGGTCATCACCCAAGACAACGCTAGAAGCTATTGCCTGTATCTCCTACGCCACGTGACGGAATGTTTCCGGAGTGAAAAGCAAGCGTGCGTTACGGAGTACGCAAAAAAGCATACTCTCCGGCTTCAGTATCGCGTCACCTTTTCTAACGGTAAGGACGTGGGGTTTTCTACATGGACCACAGACCCCAATGTCTCCCCGGAGGTTAAAATGCGTGATGTCTTTAGAACCTTATGGGCGGGCTTTAGGTATTGGATTGTAGACCAGTGGAAAATGAGCCTTGAGCCGTTTGACGATGTTTTGGCTGAGATTGAAGCATAGCCATGATCAGTACGAAGCTAGGACAGTTGTATCAGATGTTGGGGGAGAAGGTGTGATGACACCATACCGCCTAGAACTGAAAGAAGGCCAGCAAGCCAGTCTGTACGTGGGCCAGAAAGTGCAGATTGACTTGCCATCTGGCAAGCACGTTGCCACGGTTGTTGCCCAACAAAGCGCAAATTACTATCTCATTACGTTTGACGGAATATCCTTGAACCCATCGCCATGATTTGATATGGACTTATGCAGCGATACTTCTTTCTGGATTCCCGCGACCCGATTGAGAAGCTGACAGCCAATGTTTAAGCTGGCACTTAAACATTAAAGCCCCGTCTATATGACGGGGTTTTTTATGCGCTAGGATCAGGATCAAAAGAACCGTTATCAGCATAATGCGCGCAATCATCATCAAGCAATGCCGACAGCATATTGTGTTTTGTCCGCTCTAAAAGGCCAAGCAAAGCCATCTTGTCATGCGTGTTATCAGCGCTAGAGCCGCAGAACATGCGCGTATTCCAGCGGCCATTGTCTGCAATGATACACACCGACGCGGCCCGCAGTTTCCCGGCCCGTGCGGAACCCAAAGCGGCAACCAGCGTTGCAATTAATTCAGGATCGCCCCTTGGCTTTTTGAGTTTGACAACGTTCACCATTGCCACCACCGTTTCTTAGGCTCGTGCGCTTTGTTGACCGTTTCGATTATTTCGATTAGCGCCGCGTTTTTAGCGCGACATTTCTCTAAATCCGCCGCCTGCATGACTGAGAACGCCGCTAAATGCCCTACAGTTAAGCCCTGAAAGGCAGGACGTGGCGTTGCTGTGCAATCCCTTAAGCTACTTGGAACCGTCACCGTTAGGCTTGGCTGTGTCGTTGTGCAGCCCGTCAACACCCCCAGCCCAAGCGTCAACAACATCGCTAGGAACCAAGGCCTCGCCCGATGGTAAGGCGTCAATTTCACGAATGACATTTACTGTTTCCTCTGTGATTGTGCGCTCACGAATTATGGTGCGATCTACAGCCGCTGCAACGCCATCGCTCACCACCGTTTGAGCCCGCGCGACATCGGCGGCTTTCTTGGCCTTGGTCATTTCCGTTTGCAGGTGCGCAATATACATCGACAGCGCAAACATGGCAGCAAGCAGACCGCCGAGAAGGTAGAAGCGCCAGTTAATCACGCCACCACCTTCAACAGATTGACGGGGCTGTTAATCATCGGCACGCGGAATTGAGGCGCGATAATGATGCAGCCAGATGATGCGGTGCGATTGCCTTTGGCGTTGTCACCGTGGATCTGAAACGCAGAGCGGCCAAACGTGTTCGTTCCCGGCATTGGTTCAAGACGGGAGATGTTCCTGCCCGTGCGACGGGACACGGCCTCAAGCGGACCAATGCGCCACATGCCTTGTGGGATAGGCCCCGTGGCTACAACGTGCTGCATGGCCGGATTATTCAGGCCCTCGCCCTTGCCGCTGTAGCCGCCGCAATAACGCTTGCCGTCAGGGTCTAGCATTAAGCCTGCCGATTGATCCCACGTCCAAAACTTTTCAGCCATCCGCCTTCTCCTGTCCATCATTGATACCAAATTCAACAGGCCCGCCTTTAATGCTAAAAGAGCGGATGCCATCCTTGCTCAAGAACAAAGCCAAGCCCAACAGGGCAATGTTAGCCACAAGAGCAATGCCAAGCCATTGAACGCGCGCCTCAGCAGTTTCGACAGGCCAGCCCCCGAGCCACAGCACAAACACCAAACCCGCCGCGCAGAACGTCAGCGGGATAGGCGCGAGAATGCGGATAAAGTTAGAGACCCACGGCCAGCCGGGGAACTTAATGCCCATCATGGCGTTGACCTAACATGTGCAAGCAATTGAGCCTCAAGAGCAAGAATGCGCGCTTCAAGATCAGCGTTGCGCGTGCGGCACGATTCCTCCGCCGATTCCAGTTTAGCAATCTTTACAAGCAATTCAGAGACAGCCCCCGGAACAATCACGCCACGATTGAACAGCCAATAGGATGCCAGCCCGAACAGAACCGTAAAGGTCACAAAACCCGGATTATTCGCCGCGTTTGTCAGGGCGTTTACCAATACGCTTTCCATCATGGTCGGCCCTTATATCGTGCAGCCACCCGACCAGCCCCACTAAGGCCGCTGCCGTTATGACTATGAACGCTGAAAGCCACGCCATATCTGCCCACCAATTGACCCAGAGCCGTGCAAAGCAGGCCCAAACACGCCGCAATCATAGCGATGTTTGTGACAAGAAAATAGGCCAAAGTTGCGCCCTCTCCAATTCCTGCAATGTGATAAGCAACGTGGGACATGAGACTAACGCACATAGCAAATCCAGCCACATGCAAGCCGGTGCGTCGCTTAGCCTTCATCAGCACCCAACCGATAACGCCAAGCGTTACCATGTCGCAGAACGCCGTCAGAACCGTCAGGGAAGGCGCTACAAGGCCAAGGACAAGCTGCCCGTATAGGATGGTGGCAAACGACATGAAAAGCACGCTGCCAGCCACCCTAAGCCGACCACCAGCCGCGTAAGTAGCGAACACCACCACCGCCGCTAGTGTGAAGATGGCAACCACATGGGCTTGAGGCTCGGTCATTGGGTGTTTCCACCGCCTAACGTGGCAGGATCAACACCAGCCATATTAGACGCCTCGACCAATATCCCGTGGATTTGACCAACCGACAGATATGCGTTGTCCAAACCAGCCAAAGCATAGTTAGCCGCTTCGGAATATTCGGTCTGGTTCTCGGATTGATACGGCGCAATGTGATTGCGGACGCCCATCCGATTCATCGGGGTCGGATTGTTTTTAAATGTCTGAAATGACATTGAGATGGCTTCAAAATCTGGCATGCCTGGCATGGTCATTGCTCCTTGGTTGGATTGTGAAACTCACAAAGATCATCTTCATCTGACGGTGGCAAAACACAATCGTCAATGTCAATCATTGCATCTAAGCGAGCGCGGGCGTTATCTTCATCCATGGTCAAAACTCCTAGTAAAGCTCTTGAACAATCAAGGTGCCGCGTTCCAGCGATGCCGTGTTAGCATCACTTGAACGGATGCGGACTTTGACCGTATTGGTCCCAGCCTGCGCCGTGGCCTGTGCTTTCATAGCATAGTTTGCCAAACCGACGCCACTATTAGTCCCTTGCCGCGTTTCACCCAATTCGACCCCATTGATGCTTAGAAGCGCCTCCATGAAACCGCCTGTCACTTTGTTGACTTGCCCCGCGCTTTCGACAACCAAGATGCTGTTAACGTCCTTGCATGTGACATTGATAGTCAAATCCGTGTCAACATAGCTTGTGCTAGTCGTGGTGGTTGCGGTCGTTGTAGCGTCTTGAACTGTTTGTCGAACATCGCGCGAACGCTGCGTCCCCTGCCAACGCCGACCATCGCTTAGCGTGATGCGGATATTGTCCATACTTGGGATGGGCTGACCATCACCGAAGGCCCAATAGATGTCATTCCCATAGGTGCCGGACGTGCCTGCAATGTTCTGCAAAGCCTCCAGATATTGGAATATGTTCTCGTATGGGAATTGGGTGTCTGGCGTGCGCTGCGTGAACTTGACCGAAGCCGCCGTGCCAGAGTTGGAATTGTTTAGATACACATTCGTGAAGATGTTAGCCGACGCACCCTCTAACTCAATCCCGCATGAGGTGCCGCTTGTGCCGTCATAACTGAAGATACAGTCGATAAACGTGTTGCGGGTTGTGCTGCGCGGTCCAGTCAGGCTTGTGCCGTTTGGAATGCCAGAGCCTAAGAAGATGCCACTTGCCGCCCCGCCGCGAGGGTAGAAGGACGAACACTCTAGGAATTGATTGTTAGCCGTGGCATAAAGCACGCCGCCCGCATCTGCGCGGGTTGTCATGTAAAAGCCCCATGCCGTGTAGTTGTGGGTAAACACGCGACGGAATGAGCAATGAGCCGCATGGATAATTTCAAGCGGACGCCCTGCCTTGTTGTTGGCATCAAGCTGCAAATCCTCCAACACAATACGGGTAATCGGCCCCGCCAATCGAACCACCGCCGCAGTCGTGCTTGTGGTGCCATCGTAAACAATGCGAGTGCCTTTGCCTGTTTGGTCGATTGCACTGAACCCAACGGCTGAAGGTGTGTTGAAACCGCGCAACACGATGCCGTGGCCCGTGGTTGCTTCTGTGGCTTCAGCGCCGTTTCCGATGGTGATTGTTGCGGTTGTCCGGTAGGTTGGCTTGTCCAATTCAACCAACAGCCGACCTGTGGTGTAAGCCGCCGAAATAGCCGCATTGAGTGGCGCCGTGTCATCAGCCACGCCATCTCCGACAGCACCAAACCATGACGGGATAATCCCGCTGTTGAATTGGCGAATCCATCGACCTGTTGCTGTTGCGGTTTCCTTGATGGTGATGCCGCCGTCATCGGTTGCGGTTGAGGCACTGTCCCAACGGAATGTCCCGCCGCCGTCGCCTGCGTTCCAACTGTTGACCAAAAACGCTTGATTAGGCCGATTGCCGCCCCATGTTGAAGCACGTAGGTCTGTGATGTTGGCAATGCTGACAAGGCTGCTTTCCGTGCTAATCGGGATGCCATCCCAAGTCCGATCTAGCCCCGTGGCTTGAATGCGGATGTCATAAGCCTGCCCAGACGATGCCCACCATTCGCGTGCAATTGACCCTGCAAGCGTGGTTGGTTCGCCCGCCGCATTGGTGGTTAGCACCGAGCCTAAAGATGTGGTAAGGGTGCTATCGGAATAGACCGCTTTTGGCGTGGTTGTGCCGGGAACGAAGAAGCTAATGGTTGCCCCTGATACAGGATCGCCAGCAGCGTCAAATACAGGCCAAGCGCCGGGAACAATGAGAAGACCAGCCATGTTAGGCTCCTGAGAAAGAGGGTAGAGTGAGAGAACCGATATTTAAGCCAGACCCAGAACCAATCATTAACCCCGACAAGTTTTGGACCGTCATCGCATGGGTTGTGTTTTGGTTCATGATGATGGGAGCCCACTTAATCGTTAAGTGGTTCATTGTTGATATCCTTGGCTGGTTCCCGCGTTGATTTGACCGCCGATGCCAATGCCTGCGCCGGTGCCGATCGATGCGGGATTTAGAAGCGCGTTAGTAGGCCGCTGGAATTGACGAGCTTGCGCGGTTTGAGCAATGCGCAACAATTCATCCGCAATCTCACCCGTCAATGGCTTAGTGCCGAGATCCACAACCGCCACGCGCTCAGCCGGTGTTAGTCCGCCAGCGTTTTCTGAAATCCAACTAATAGCACGTTGAACAAGGCCAATCTTGCTTGCAGGCAATGACATGAAGCCTTCAACGCTGTTCATAGCATCAGCATTAAGATTGCTTGCCGTTTGAGATCCAAAGTTAGGGTTGATAGCGCGAGCCGCTTCCATGCGATTGACAAGCGCGTTAGAAGTGTCTGCCAAGCCCTGCATCCGATTAACTGGGAATTGAGCCGCCACACGCTCTTGTGTAAGCCCTCGACCTCCAAGCGATTCCAACAACGACATATTGATGCGACCGTCATTAAATTTGGAAGCAAGAGACTGCGCAGCGCCTTGACGATACCCGCGCAATTCTCGACCAGACATTGCAGCCAACGCATTTGACACATCTTCAGCCGGAATAAGATTATTCCAAGCCATCCCAGCCTGATTGCCAGAACCCGTAGCCAAATTCATGGCGTCACGTTCACGATTAAACAATTCACCCACTCTTAGGGTTTGGTCATATCCTGGCAATTGACCCCGAACAGGATCAACTAACTCACGGCGCACCATACCAAGAGACGCGGCCAATTGGGCTTGATCTGGGTTTGCAAGCGCGGATCTTTCCGCCCCTGAAATCTGTTGACGCAAAGCCTCGACCGTGCCGACATTGAATTGACGTGGCACGCCTTCATCACCAAACGACGGCACACCCTCAAACAAGAAATCATCAGACGCTGGACCGCTTGCATTGTTATAGACATCTTCACCGACGCGAGCCCGCACCTCATTAGCCCGACCAAGCAAGCCTCCTTGATCCAATTGAGATTGGCGCTCAGCCCAAGTCGTAAAGTCATCCATAAACTTTTCATCAAGTCCATAACGATATAGGTCAGGATCTTTCTGATAATTGTCCAACAGATTTACAATATCATCGACCGAGCCGCCTTGTGCGTTTTCAGTCATGGCTGTAGCGCCTTCACGGCGCAAACGAGCCTCCCCCAAATAACCAGCTTGACGCAAACGCTCAGCCATATCAGCCGGATCTAAGCCCGTGCGATTATTGACCAGACCCGGAATGGCATTGTAACGGCCAAGCACGCCCTCAACTTCACCACGAGCGCGAGGCCGCCAGTTTGACAGACCATCACGAACGTAAGTGTCTTTGATCCCACCCATGCGCTTAATTGCTTCAATTAGCGGCAGGCGGTTAGGCGTAGGAGGTCGTTGGCTTGCCAAATCTGCAAAGCCCATTTGATTTGCAAAATCTTGCGTTTGACGAGGATCAAAACTAGGCGCAACAGCGCCGCCGCTTGGTTGCTCACCCTCACGCAATGTGCGCAGCAAGTTAGCCTCAGTGCTTAGCGTTGGATTATTTGTGACTTGCGCGCGTGTCCGTAGATTATTTTCGACCGATTGCATTGGGCGAGACAAGTTAGCCGTGCGAAGCGCACCCGCCGCAGCCGGTGTAATCTCTACCGTTTCGCCGCGAATACCTTCCATCATATTGTCTTGAATAGTGCGCTTTCGGCTAGTCATTTGCGCTTGACGTGTTGCAACCGTGCCACCACGACGCGATAAGTTTTTAGCCGCTTGTGAAGCCAGAATAGGCACATCGCCAACCATAGCGCCAGCCCGTTGACGAGCCAGAACGCGCGCACCATCCATGTCATTGCGTGCAACAGATCCAACACGGCGCGCAATGCCTGGCACCACTTCGGCCAATGTTGGATTGCGGATGCCAGCAGCGCGCAGGCGGTTAAACTCAGCAACCACCCGATCTTCGCCAAACTCCTCAATTTGCGCCAGCAAGCGTTTTGCCGCTGTTTGGTCAGGAGGAATAATGCTTGGCCCGTAACGGTTAATCAGACGACGACCAACGGCACCAACACCCTCGACGCCCTTGACTAAGACTTTACCAACAGCGCCACCCGCAGCGCCATAAAGCGCGTTCTCAGCGGCCCGACCTTCGCCAGAGCCATACACACCACCAGCAACCGCGCCACCGCCTGTAGCCGCCGCTAAACGGCCCGTAGAGCGTGCAACCTTGGCACTCGTTGAACCCGCTTTCTTAGTCAGCATTTGGCGGGCTGCGTTCGTGGCACTAGGTGCAAATCGAGACGCCGCAGAGCCCAAGCCTTTAGCAATAGCACCACCCGATACGACAGATCCCGCGCCCTCAATTAACGCGCCGCCTAAGCCTGTTTGTCTGCGAGCCTCGTCGATGCGTGCAATCTCTGCCTGCCTGTTTTGGCGATAGGCTTCAGCAATAGGCCCTACGTCACCTTGCCGGATTGCGTCAGGCAAACCCATGACGGAGCCCATAGCGCCCATAAGCCGCGGCGATTGGCCAAACGTCACGCCTTGCGTGAATAGGGTTTGCAGGTTGTCGCTTGTGCCCATCTTGCGCTTAGGAGGCGTGTAGTTTGGTTTCTTGGCCTGCCTTTGCCCGCTTCCGGCAAAACGATTAGCCTCAGCCAATGCCGCGTCAGGGCTGTTAGCCTCAACGTCAACTTGGCGTCCATCTGCAAGCTGGATCGTGTAAACAGGCATTATTTTGGCCTCACAGCAATGATACGAGCTTGACCGCCACCGCTTTGTGCAGGTTGGCGTTGTGGTGCTTTATATTGAGGCCCACCCGGACGACGCAAAGGTGACACGCCAGCTAGCGGACCTGTTGCGCCCGCTGGACCACGATTTGCGCGTGAGTTTGGAAACGGCGAAGGACCACCCAAAGCAGCACCAGCGCCATTTAGCATTTGTTCACGACGCCGAGCCTTATCTCGCAAGGTCTCATTACTGTCGTTAAGCTGGGGCTGAACAGCCCTAATTAGACGCTTTGCTTCGCTATCGGTAACGGCAGCACCAGAAAGGATTGGGAGCATGGCGCTTTCAAAAGCCCGTGAGGCGCTTTCGTAATCTTGATAATCTTGGCCACCAATTGCCCTGGCAACAGAGCCGCTATCAAACGGAACGGCTTCAGCTAAGCGTGCACCCCATTCTTTATTGAACACGTTGCCCTTTTGGCCTTCAAGCCTCACCATTGCGCGATGCGCCTCTAAGGCGGGATCAAACGTAATGTTGATGCGTCCGCGCTGTTCTGCCGACGCCTGGACACCCTTTGTATCAGTCGGATCAATACCGCCTGAAACCGCGCCTGCTTTACTTGGGCCAGCAGACACCCATTGCCCACCACGAAAGACGATGGTTTGGCCTGTTTTAGGATTAGAGGCGGTTTGGCCTTCACGGTATGGCATGTCAGTTTCCGTTCAAGATAAAGCCAGCGGGGAGATTGGTGCGTTCAGTGCGTTCAGAGCGCGCGTCGGTCATGTTCTGCCCACGGCGCGTAGTTGCGGCGCTGATGTCTTGGCCGCGACGTTGAACGCCAGCGGTCACGTTTGTGTTAGGGCTGACACCGACGCGGAAACGATCAACAACATTGCCTTGACCACCATATAGCAATTGCTCATTGCCAAGGTTTAGCGCAGACACAGGCGCAAAGCGTTGCTCATCCATTTGCTTTTGACGATCAGCGTCAACGCCGATGTTAGCTTTTGCAGCCTCATCAGGCGCACCAAGCGCCATTTCCAATTGAAGCGCCCGACGCAATTCAGCAGGATTGCCCAGATAATCGTCAATCTTGGTCGAAGCCGGATCAATGCCAAACTGCTGCATGGCTTGCGTGACAGCCGCCGCAAGTTGGTCATCTGGAAGCCGTGCAATCTGCCCAGCCACCACCGCGATTTGTTGGCGTCCCGCCTTTTCCTCTGCCGACATATTTTGACGGCGCAGGTTAAAGTATTGATTGAAGCCTTCTGTATCCCCGCGCGTGAAAGCATCACGCATCAGGAAGTCTAATTCTTCCTCTTGCGTAGGCGCAGGTCCGCGTTGCATGGCGGTTGCCGTGTAGCTTGCACCCTCTTGACCCGTTGCAGGATCAACAAAGGCTTGCCCTTGCACCTGCTCAATAGGCGCGCCACCCATCATAGGCGAGGCAGGAGCGGCTTGTTGTGGTTGTTGGCTTGGATACATAGACCCGCCACGGAACTGCATCTGTGCGCGTTGGCGTGCCATCTGCGCCTGTCTGGCCTGCTCAGCCCGCTGCGCCTCTGCTTGCGTTTGCCCGAACTCGAACTCTTTCATCTGCATCTGGCGTTGCAACATGGCGTTACGCATGTCCTCTTGCTCGCGTTTGCGAGCATCGCCACGGGGATCACCTAGCGCGTTTTGCGTGTTGGTGTATGCGTCGTAGAAGGCATTTACACTCATATTATTTCCCCTGCCGCGAGATTATCTGCCAAACATGTTAGCTTGATTGCCGAACCAATTGCCCGCACCAATGATGGAGCCAGCCATACCCGCGTTTGCCTGCGCTCTTGTGTTGTAGCTAGAAGCCAAGGCGTTGGAGAGCGTGTTGCGGTTTTGGGCGTTGTTGTTCGCCATGCTCTGCCCAGCCGCAGCCAGAGCATTGTTAGCGCCCGTTGGAGAGCCCTCCAGACCAGAGCGCCAGTTATAGAAGGCGTTTTGCGTGTAGTTGGTTGTGCGGTCCTGCAAAGCCTTCAGAGCCGACCCATCAAGCCCAGAGCCTTTAGCCGAGAATTGCGCGTTCACGTTCTGCGAGATCGGCGCATAGTTGAGGATAGCCCTGTCAGCCGAAGCGTTGAAGTCTGACAGCGGGTCAAACGGTTGGCCACTTGCTTGCATCTGTGCCGCAGTTTGTGGTTGCTGCGCTTGAGCGCCGAACAGCGGAAGTTGACGACCCTCACCCCGACCATGCGTGTCATAGTGAATCTGGCCGTAATCTTCGATACCGCCGTAGCGCCCGCCAGAAGCGTTAAAGTCTGCCATCAGGTCAGCATTGTTGCGGACATAGCCGCCGTAATCCATCTGGCCCTCATTGCCCTGATACATCGGCACATCACCGACGCTTTGGCGACCCATCATGTCTTGCGACTGGATGCCATACGAGCGGTCTGCCATGCGACGGCGTGCAAGGTCCGATTGCTGAAACGGCAGTTGGTCTTGCCGCGTTTGGTCGTATTGGCGGCGCTGTTCAGCGATGTTTTGGTCAGAAGTCGATTGTGCGACCCGTGCCGAGCGTTTGGCGGCTTGGTTTTGTTGGTTTGCGGAATAGATACCGCCTGCTGCGCTTGCAGCGGCCATCAAAGCTGCGGAACTTGCAATCATTGCATTACCCTCTTGAAAAAGCCGCGCTCGCTGACTTGATAGCCCGCCGCGCGTAGTTTGGTTTCTGTCTTGTCGTCATGGTCTGCGCCCAAGGTGGACATCTGCACCCCGATTGCGCCTTCATCTTTTGCCCATTGCTCGAAGGCGGCGAGCAATTCCATGCCTTCACCCGCACCCCACCAAGCCAACTCAACCGCAATCTTGTTTTGTGGTGACGCCCAGACCGGACCCATAAAGCCGAAGATCACACCGCGTTCACCGACAAAGCACGAGCCGTTTTCGATGGCATTTTCCAACGCCGAGCAGATCGCGATGTCGTCGCGCTCTACACCCATCTTAAACCAAGGCGTAAGCGCCCAGAACTCAGCCGCCACGGCCATCAGGCGCGGCAGGTCATCAGTTGTCGCTTGTCTTATCATGTCGCTTGAGCCGCCCTGAAATCAGCGTAAGCCGATATAACTGTGTTAGTGCCAAACGCTTGCCGCGCAACTTGAAGCCGATAGGTCACGTTGCCAGTGATACCCACCGTTGGCCTTGCCGCATCCAATGCCGCTTGGTCATCGATACCAATCGACACGTCACCAAAACCCGCATTTAAGCCGGTCCAAGTGTCGGTGTATAAGTCGTTGATAGCCCCGCCGCTTGTAAGCTGCTCAGTGATCCAGAAGTCACCAAAGAACGTAGATAGACCCGACATGCTTGTGGTTGGATAGATCGAATAAAGCGACGTGGTATCAAACCGCAATGTTCCTGCCGTCACGCCGATCAGAGGCACCGATGCAATAGTTACCCGCGTGGCCGACGTGCAATCAAACTCCTGATTGACCACCCCACCGGAGGGAAAGCCAGAGCCCGCACTTGTCCCTGTTGCCGCAGCCGTTGCCGCTTGGCTTGAAGCCGCCGCCGCCGCACTAGCCGCAACCGTCGCCTTCTCTTGCGCGGCGTCGGTCGCCACGACATTCAATTGCCACCAGCGCGCAAAGTCAGCCGACACCGTGCCATCTGCGTTCTGTATCCGCAGATTTTTAGGTAACGGGGGAACAGCCACTAGAACGCCTCATTGATATAAATGCCAGATACCCGACGCGGCACAGGATCAGAGATACGCAATTCACCAATCATCCCCGGCCCCTTAAACTGCCCGCAGCGATGGAACACAACGCGCTTGCCATAATTCCCAGCAAGACCCAAACTAGCAGACCGCCAAGGCCCCCAGACCTTAGCGCCGTCACGAGAGAAACGCACGTCAATAAGCGGATTAGAGCCCTGCCCCGTCTCAGTGGCGTAGCCTGTAGCCATCTCGACCCGCATCATGTTGACCGTCTCACGCCCGCCGCTGATAGGCTTGCCAAAGGTCAGGAGCGACACAACGGGTTGATCATCATCGGTAAACACATCTTGGCTTAACGTGTAGAGCGTGCCGGTAACTGTATCACCCACTAAGGGCTCATCATTGAAGCCCAAGCAACCAAGCCCCGGCAACCACCGATTTGACCCATAGCTAGACCATTGCGCCCATCGTTGCGTCGTGACGTCATAAACAAACGTCCCTTGATCCCCGATGGTCAGGCAATAGAACACATGCCCCTGCCACGGAAAGCCCCAAGCATAAATATCAGACGTGTCAACATCGGCAATGCGTTCTGAGATATAGCTATCAGACAACGCCATCGGCACGTCACCGCCGCGATACACAATCCGATCTTCACCCACCCAGAAGGCGGTATTGTCCAAAGCGACAATTGTATCACGAGACAAACAGCCCCGTTCATATGCCCGCCCGACTTCCACCGCAAAGGGTGCATCCACATCGCCCGACGCATAGCGGAACTCAATCGATCGCTCGCCAAAATCCCAGATGCGATTCCCGATGACAGCCGAGCCTAGTAGCCGATCCGTTGCCGATGACGCACTATCAAAGTCAAGCCCACCCCAAGTCGTTGGCGTGGTGTCTGGCGTCCAATAGCGCTTCTGCGTGCCACCTGCCACACATAGCCAATAACCCGCCACATGACCCACCCAAATGGGATTAGTGAAGGGTAGCGTAACCGTCGTGAGAGCTCCGCCCGTAGAATATTGCAGCGTTACCCCGTCCGCAATCATGACGCCAGCAAGGTTGCCTGCAATGATAACGCGACCCGTTCCTGCAACAGCCCCGATGCCCGTAGCCACACCCGCCGAATTAATGCGATAAGCCTCATTGCCAATGACTGCTACGATGTCGCCGTCAAGACAGCCAGGGGCGCGATAAATGCCCCGCAATGGCGCGACACCTGTGCGAAACGACACAAGGCCCGGACGTGGAATCCAAATCTCGCCGCTCTCAGATGTAGCCGATTGCTCCCAGTAATAATTCTCGACACGGCTTTCTGGCATTTGCGCCGATGTGCGTTTGTAAGGAGAAGTGCCGATTGCAATTCTAGGCATCTTCCAATTCCCCTAACCAGAACGATGGGCCGATTTCGGCTTGCGTCATTGTTTCGACCTGATAGCTTGTCGCCCCTCCCAATCCTTCTGGGATCAGGAAGTTAAACGCGCCGCCCGTGCCTTCGGGGATTTGGATACCCGTTGAAGGTGGGATAACCAAAGCCGTAAACGCGGACGAACCAGCAAACGTGGCACTTGCCGACACAAGCGAAGGCACCAAGGCGCTAAAGCTAGACGAACCAGCAAACGACGCCGACGCCGCAACTAAGGCCGCACTAGTGGCGGAGAAGCTAGACCCGCCAGCAAAGGACGCATTGACCGACGAGCCGACAGTCCCAGAGAAGCTGCCCGAGCCAAGGAATGTTGCGCTTGCTGATGCAATGGCGGCAGAAGTGCCCGATAGCGTGCCGGCGCCCGTGAATGACGCCGTGCGAGCAATTAGAGAGCCCGAGGTGCCAGAGAGCGCGCTTGTGCCAGCAAACGACCCAGACTGACCCGACAACGCGCCAGAAGTCGCGCTAAACGTTGCAGCACCGTCAAACGATGCCGTCCGCGCCTGAATGTTCTCAGTCGTGGCAACAAAGACCGAAGTACCTGCAAACGATGCCGACCGCGCGATAATCGACCCAGACGAGACAGCACCCAAGTCGCCAACGACAAGCACGCCAACAGGCGCACCACCGACAACGCCGGAGTAGGTGACAGAGCCTGAAGGCGCGCTTTGTTGGCCTAGAACACCGACAAGAAGTAGGCGAGTGGTGGACATTTAGCGCGCGCCTTTGGCCAATGATTCAGGAGAAGCGAGGGGCTTTAACGGCCCCTCACTAGATAGAGTTATTCGGGTAAAGTGAAAGTCAGGGTTGAGGTGTTGGCCTCAACGTCATCAACGCGAGACACGCCGGATACGGCAGGCAATTCCACGGGCGGCGGAATGAGCGTGCGCAAAATGTCAGCGGGGGGAACAGTCGTGATGTATGGCAAATAACCATTGCCAATCACGACAGTCAGCCCATCATCTTCGGTTGTCCCTGTGCCGTTTTCCGCGCCGATAACATCTTGAGTGTCTGGGTCTCTGAAAAGAACTTGAATTGCAACATTTTTAGTCGTCATATCTATACTCCTTTTTTGCTGATTTAGGCCCAATTTACATGCCCGGTGACATCGCCTAGGGCGACCCCGGTTGCGGTATTGTCAGTCAGCCCTCGACCAGACGTGACTGCAATTTGAATACCCGTTGAAAAACCAACGCCAGCCGAGTAGCTAATTGTCTTTGTTTGATTGGGTTCTAGGCAAACTTCAAATAGAGCTGCCGTGGTGCCCATAGTTACGGTCGTGGCATTGTAGAACTTGACATAACGACGCGACGCCGCCGCGTTGTGAAGATCATAGCCAGCTAATCGACCCGCCGCACCTTTGATAGACTGGCCAGCCGGAACGAGTGGAGAGAGCACAGGAGACGCTGACGCCGCGCCTGTCGCATTGCCCCGATATTGGACTCCAACGTCACCAGCTAGAACTGCGCTGGCGACAAGGGTGGCATTAACCGATTGGGCAGATTGAAACACAATCGGTTGGGCAGATTGAAACACAATCGGCAATGGATTGTTTGTGCCTTGAGGCCGAACACCGCCGATAAAGACTTCTTGATTTGGATAGTCCTCGACGGACACGTGGCCAAGCGTCCAAGTTGTGCTTGAGGCGGGAGCCGTGGTGCCGTTGAATGACCACAAAAACACGAAAAGCGGAACGTTCGGGTCTGGAATGTTTTCGTCGCGGAACGCACGCAGGGACAGGCTTGGCGCAGTCGAAGTTGCCCGCAACTTATCGCCAAGCCATGCTTCGCGGCCTGTCAGTGCGCTCATGAGAACGACGCCCGGAGAAGCCGTGGTATTGATAGTCGCTACCGTATCGCCAGCCGTCCAGCCATTGCGCTGAACGTCCCAGCTGACGTTTGTGACAGTGGTGCCAGCGAACAGGTTGCGCAGATAGTTGCGACCAAAAAGGGTCAAGGAGCCCGAGCCAGATGCAGGCCAGCCTGCGACGGTAAAGGTAATATTGTTAGCATCAGGGATAGACGCAATGGCATAGCGCCCCGGAACACCAGCCGCGCCCGTGATGCCACCCATCAGAATAAACTGCCCGACCATCTGTGTGACATGGAACCCGTGCGCGGGAACATTGACCGTGACAGAGGTTGCGCTGTTGATCGTGTAGGCTAGCCCCTCACCAATCAAATCGGCCAAAAGCAAAGCAAAGTTGTTATTGACGATCCGATTTGAGAGAATATGCGACGAACGAAGCCGCATAGAGCCCGTGTAAGACCGCACCGAACGTGCCAAAAACTCAGCTCTGGCCGATGTGCCAGCCACAATATTGAGGGCCCCAGCGGCTTGGTTATAGGTCACGCCAGTGCCGACGATGGGCGCATTGAAAAACACGTCCAAGACAGACGAACCAACAGCCGAGAAGCCAGCGGCGTCGATCAATTGCGTGGCGGCGGCAGGAAGCGGGTTTGTTGCTGCGATGTCTTCGCCAACCGCGTCAGTCAGCATTCCGGCACCGATAAAGCCTTGAGCAACATTGATGCCCGCGATATTGTCAGTCCCGACGCCTGTGTTGGCCTTGGCTTGCAAACTACTTGTTGGCATTGTTTACCCCTTCCAGTCTATAACCAACACCGTGGCAGTTGGTGATCTTGATGCCATGTTTGGCGAGTTTTTTCAGAACTTTGACCAAGATGACGGACAAATAAGACTTGCTGCCAAACTCGTCTAAAAGGTCCATCCGTGAGACGATGGATTGCGCTTTCAGCATCTTGAACAGGTCAGTTTGCCGACCGCTTAGCCCGTAGTTGAACGCCTCTTGATCGGCGTCGTCTGTGGCCTGATAGTCAGACCGCGCCAGCAAATCTTCGATCTTCGCCTCTAGCTTGGCGATGACCTCATGACAGCGTGGAAGGGTTTGAGGGTAGGTCATCACGCCGTCCTCGTGTTCCAGAGATAGAACACCTCGCCATACCAAATCTCAGTGATGTGGTCGGTCGCGGAACTTCCACTTGTCGTGTGGCGAATTTGAATGGTGTCGCCATTGTTTACCATGCGCGTTGCATTGCTGAAGGCCCCGCCGTTCACGCTGAATTGAGGCGTGTTCGTGCTGTTCAGGATCACGCGGAAGGCGCAATTTGTTGGAAGGCCAGAGACCGTGATGGTGTTCGAGGTAATTACACTGCTGGTTGCAACACCTGTTTGATTGACGAAGGCGGGAGCATCTGGCCGGACATCTTCGATGCCCCATCGCTCACGAATCCAGCGGTCAATCCGCTTTAAGTCAACGTGGTTTAGAGAGCCGCCAAAAATCACCAACTCACCGAACGGACCTTCGGACTGGTAGCCGTTATTAAATCCGCGCCCAAGTTGCATGGCTGAAACAGCGGTTGCCGATAGCGTGCCTGTTTGGGAAAGGTTTTTAGCGCCGTTCACCATAGCCCAGCGAGTAGGCCACGAACCGACAAAACTCATTGTTTTAGTTAACGGCGTTGGGAAGTTACCGCCGCCACCCGATTGCCCTTGAATTTGAAGACCGCTTCCTTGAGCAGTAATGCCGAGAAGATCAGTCGTCGTGCCGTTGCTTGACAGGTCAAAATAACTTTCATTGCCACCACCAACAGGTGTCGCTAGCGCCACGGTTACGGCTTGTGTCGGCATTCCGCTTAAGCCAGTCGCCGTTAAACGTTGGGCGCTTGCACCTGCGATATTGATGCCGCGCCGAGAGTTTGGACCGATAGTGATGGCCGTTGGTCTTTGGCCTGCTGTTGATTGCGTCACGTTGCGACTATTACCGCTTTTATCGTTCCACCGCCCAATAGGGTCGCCACCGCCAACCGCGACTGTGCCAGCGGTATCTTGGAACTGCGTCGTATGGTCTTGGCCATCAAACCAAACGGCAACAGGCGCGCTTCTGCGTGATGCAATCAAACTAGGCGTCCAACGCTCGGGATAGATAATGTCGTAGACTTCTTCTGCGATTTGCTCATGACCCAAGATCGTAGGGTGAATAAAGTCTGGATACCAAGTGGTATTGGTCTGTTGACCTTGCCAACCAATATCAAAGTTCTCTTGAAGCGCGACAAACTTGCAGCCGCGAGAAGTACACAGTGCTTGCAGAAGTGAGTTGTAAGTCGCCCGATTGATTTCGTTGTAGGATTCACGCGGGAGCATAGCCAAGATGTAGATATTGGCAGGCGAAAACCCTGCGCGTATTCGCGCCGACACATAGGCGTCTGCATCATCCGCCTCTTGAGCAGGTGTGCGGCTGTTAAGTGTAAGACCATTAGTTCCCGCAAAGACTGCCAAGATTGCAGTCGGGCTCGCCATCGGGTCAATGTTTACCGCAGCGTCTTGGCCAAGCGTTAAAATGTTACCGGACGATGGCCAAGCATAATTCCAAGAGTGGCCGCTAGTGCCGCGTTGCGTCAAATTAACCGTGCGCAACTGGCGCGCGGCAATAATCTGCTGAAGAATGCTCGACCAGTTTTTAGTCGGGTCCGCCGTTGGATGCGCGCTTGAGGTGATGCTGTCGCCATGCGTGATGAGACGAATTGGGTCATTATTTGAGCCGGGAAAATCCCCAGCATTAGCCCCAATCCCGACAAATGCCGAGCCAGTCAGGTTCAGAAGAGATCCAGTCGATGACGCACGAAGTACGCGGGTCATCGTCGTGCCAGACGCGCCAATGACACCCGTGCCGACTTCGCGCTTGGTGCCGTCTTGGATGAGGTAGGACACGACAGAACCGTCAGCAATCCCAGCGCCTGCGACCGTGCGGAAGTCGGTCACGGCAGCGCCTAGAGTCACCGTGCCCGTGCCTGTGGTGGCTGTGGATTGCTGGACTAGATCGGCAAGAACCGTCATGAATTAGTCCTCAGTGCCCGATAGCGTCGAGATTTGAGGCGTCACGCCCGAAGAAATGGCGATGGAGGCAGACAGAGCGCCGCGATAAAGCAACACACCAGCGCCAGAAGATGCTGTGCCAATGCCGAAGTGGGTCGCCGTTGAAGAACCAGCCGTGCAAGCGCCGAAGCTTGTCGGGTTGGTGCCGAATGAAACGGTATTGCCTGAAACGGTAAAGCCACCCGCACCAGATGCGCGGTTGATACCTACGCGAGCGTAACCCGTATAGGAGACTTCAGATGTGTTTTGTGCGCCAGCTTCGCCGGGGTCTGCCGTGTGCAAAGACACAAAGAATTGACCCGCCGTTGTTGATCCGCGTAGGCCAGTCGCGTCGCCGATGTTGGCGGCGTTCGCGTTCTGGAAAAGAAGCTGTAGAAACAGCGTTTCAAAGGCGTCAGTTTTAGCGGTCATTTGACTTCACTCCGTAAAGTTGGATTAGGAAAGCGCGCTCTGCCAATTGTTCCAGTAGGACCAGAGCGCGGGGTCCATGTCGCCAGTCATGACAGGGGCAAAACGTGCGTTTATTGCACGCTCTGCAATGTCTTTGGCGTTTGCGATTTCTTGGGTAATCGGTGCGCCGAACTTGCGCGCGACACGATAAGCCAGCATGTCGGCTAGTGGCTGATTGCACTCAGGCCCAAGCGGGCTTTCGGTGCTTGCCGTGATATTCTCAACCACCAGCCAGACGGCCTTGGAGTTGATATAAACGTAGAGGTAAGTGTTGCCGCCTGAAGTGACCGCGACCCTATCGCCATTGCGAGGCTGTAAACCATCGCTTGTCAGTGCGGGAAGGTTGAGCGACAAAAAGCCAGAACCGGCCCATAAAATCCGCTCATTCATCTTCGGGGTATATGGCGAGACTGTCACCACAACATCATCAAGCCCGCCACCAATGCCGAAGCCTGGAAGCGCCTTGATCATGCTTTTCAGTGACGTCAGACAGGTTGCTTGATCGGATGCAGACACGACTTCACCAGCTGCTAGAACGCCGATTTGCTCTAACGCTTCCGCGATGATTTCAGTGACAGTCATGACGCCCCCAACACAAAAGAAGGGGCGAGGCCGAAGCCCCGCCCATCCAATTTACAAGCCAGCGATGCGGCAGGCAGTTTGAGGACGCAGCGCGCCCCAAGCAGCCAGAACGTCAATACGGCAAGGGAAGTTGTCCGTGTTGATGTCATACTGGCGAACCATCCGCATGGAGATGCCGTCAAAGACTTGGCGCGAGGCGAAGTCTACACCCTTTGGCAACACCAAGTCGGCAGTCGCAAAGGTGAAGGCGTCCTTGTGGTAGGCAAGCGACATGCCGTAGCCAGTCGAGATCGTGCCAGCCACCGCAATGGTGTTGGTCGATACCGGCAGAGCCGAGACGTTTTGACGCGATGCGTTGACAGCAGTTGCAGCCAATGGCCCCCAAAGAGCAGGGGTAAAGGAAATGCTACCTGCACCACCAGCATAAGCAGTGGTGACGGTGAACTGTTGCAAGACGCCAGTGCTGACCTTGGTTTCAGGATGCACCGAGAACACGCCCTGAATGGTGAACACGTCACCAGCAACAAGCGTTCCGGTGCCGGTGCCGACTGCAATCGAAGTTGCGCCGTTGGCTGGGTTAGCAGTCAAGACGTAGGCCGCAGTTGCAGCGCCGCGAGCGCGACGTGCCATCACGGTGCTTTCATAGAAGTCAAAGCCAGCCGTGCGGCCAGTCATGCCTTCTTTGTATTGCTTCGCAATAGTGGTGCTGTCTTGGAACAGACCCTTGGTTGCGTCGATGATGTCAACGTTAGCTTGGGTGTTCAGCATGATCGAACGATCAGCCATTGGAGCCAAGTTGTCGTTCATCAACTTACGAGCCTGCAACACTTGGGCGAAGGTGTTAGCCGCGCCGTGGCCGTTGACTTGGTTGTAGGTCGACTGAACGGCAGTGTTCAGCACTTCCGCGTCAATGTTAGCTGCCAAGTTAGCCATCGCCGGACGGATCACACGGGCCGAGAAGTCATCAAGCGACAAGGTGAGGTCTTGAGCGGTGAACTCCAAACCAACTTGGAACTGTGGTTGAACCGACAAGGTGGTCGATTGTTCGAGGTAGTCTTGCTTTACCAAGGTCGCACCGCGTGAGGTCACGAACTGGGCAGGCAAACGAACGCGCAAGGAAGAACCAATCTTGGCACCTTCTTGGGCAAAAGAGTTGTCATATTGCTTGTTGATCGAACCAACAAACACGGCTTCTTGGTGAAGGACGCGCAGGGCTTCCTTGGTGATGACGTCAGACGTCAAGGGAGTGGACATAACAAAGATCCTTCTAAGGGATGGTCGCCGCCTTCAGGCGGGGAGTGGGGTTAAGCGGACTAGGCCCGCTGATTTCGCCAAGCGACATATTCAGCCATCGACATGTTGTCAGGCGAGGGAGCAGCAGCCCCTTTGCCTGCCAGCCTTTGAACGGGCGCTGGCGCGCTTGTCATTCGTTTGGGTGCTGGAGTAGTCGATGCGGCTGTTATGAGCGCCAGTGCTTGTTTATGTGGCGGCAATTGGGCAATGCGAGCCGCCTCGCTTTGATTTCGTGCCAGCCATGTTGCGATTTGAGCGCCAGCTTCATGCTCAAGCATGATGTCGGCCATCTCTGTGGTAATCGGCGCATAAGGGCTGTTCAGGAACTCTTGCGTTTCAGGATCTGAAACGGATGCCTTAAACTTGGCAGCCTTTTCACCAATTGCCTGTTGTTGTTGCTCTTGCCGCAATAACTCTTTGGCCTGTTCTAACAGGCTTTGGGGGCTAAGCGGTTGAGCAATTTCAGGCTCTTGGTAATAGGCTTGATCGTCATAGACGGGTTCAGGGGCCGAGATTGTTCGCATGGCGACTTCCCGCCAGTGGTCACGTTCTCTTTCGGCATTGCGCCAGTTACCCGTTAATTCGTCTATGCGTTTTTGCACGCCGCGTGGCTTACGAGGTTCATCGGCCTCTTGCTCGTCGGCTTGCGCGTCCTGTTCTACCTGTTCTGTTTCAGTGCTTTCAACCACTTCCACAGGGGCTTCGGATTGGACGATCTCCGTCGGGGTAATGTCTTCAGACATTGATGCGACCTTGTCGATTAAACGCTACTGACGCGAGCGTGACGGCCTAGTGTGCGACGGTCAGAAGTCTGACTGCATCGGCATGGGTTGCCCTGGCATAGGTCCCATGTTCATGCCCATTTGCTGTTGAAGCAGTTGTGTCTCAACTTGCGTCTTGCCAGCTTGGGCTTGATAGTTTTGCGCTTGTGCCATGTCCTTTGGATTAGGCGGAGGCGGCGCTTGTTTCTGTTCGCCAGAGATGCCGCGCAATTCGTCGGCAATCTCTTTGGCGTCTGGCAGGTCCATGTTCTCGACCATGCGCGGAATAAGGATGGGTGCAGTTGCCGGCGCAGACTGGACGAACGATTGGAACGCCTCAGCAGCCATTTGACGCTGCGAGGTAAAGCTAGGACCAGTGACACAGTGAACGTCATACTTGCCGCGCGTCAGGTCATATTGTGACCCGTCATTAACGCGGATGATCTTGCTTTCCATCTTCTTGCCAAGGATGCGGATTTGGCGGGGAACGTCATAAACCTTCGGGATCATATCGACCAAGATACGGCCAGTTTCTTCAATCGCCTGCAACAGGTTGTCCAAAAACACGTAAGTAGACACGTCGCCTTCCATCTGGCGTGCCATGATAGCTTTGCCTGATGTTTCGTTAGACTGTGCGCCTAGTGCGGCGTCAAAAATCCCCGTGGTTGACTTCAGATCGTCTTGTGCAAGGGCTGCTTCCTGCAACATTGCACCCTGCACTGGAGCAGGTTGTTGACGTTCTGGCTTGCCGGTGACTGGATCAGGATTGAAGAACAACACAGCCGGATTGCCTTGACCCGCTGCGCGCCACATTGCTTCGTGACCCTCAACGTTTTTCGGTGTCACCAGCCAAGGCGCTTTAGGTGCCAAGGCCAAAGCCTCGACCGAGGCAGAGCGCCAATAGTTAATCATGCGCTGACTGTCTTTAGCGAAGTGGATCAGCGAACGGCGCACCCTCCTGTCACCAATGCGATATTCTTCACCCCAGATTGGCACGATCGGGATGCGTGACCCTGCCCACTCTTGGGGCTCAGATAGCCACTCACCAGATGACATAATGCGGGACTTGACCACCTTGCGCTTGACGTCGCGCATCCGTGGTTCACCATCACGCCCACGCATGGGCATAGGAGGCGGTTCAAGTGCTTCTGGTGGTTCAGGCATGCTAGGAGCCTCGCCCTGCTCAGGCTGCTCTTGCTGCGCTTCCATGACCGCAGCTTGATAAACCTCGTTTAGAAGCTGCATATGCTCATTATAGGCATCGACCATCTTGTCATAGTCTTTGAGGTCAATGGTCTCGCCGTTCTCAAGCTGGACGATCTTGACCGACTTTTCCTCGACATACCAATACTCGGCAACCTGAACCTTATCGCCATTGATCCAGAACAGGGATGTGTTGACGTTCGTGGTCTTGTCGCCATCGATGCCGTAGGACTTGCCGGGATACTTGGCCTTAAACGCATCAAGCGTCATGGTTTCAATGATGAAGGCAAACTTCCAATCAGAGCCTAGTGGATCCTTTGCATCAGGATCAGTCAGCACGCCGAGAGGGTTATCAATGCTTTCAATGCACAAATCTTGATCAAACGTCTCATCGTCCGCGTAATCGGTGCAAACGCGCCAGAAGCCCATTCCGCAGCGCGCACTATCTTCGATGCCGCGGGAGTAAATCCGCTTAGCCTTGCTCTTGGCTTCGATAGAGCGGATCAAGCCTTCAATGACTTCAGCCGTGTCGATGTCGCCATCTTCGCCAGGCAGCACGTTAATCGCGGGAGGCTTCATGCGGATCTCGTTGGAGACCTGCCGGATAAACGTAGGAAGGCGGTTGATCGTGAGACATGGCCTGTTTTGGCGTGCCTGTTTAATATCTTCGGGCCATTGCTCACCTGCGACGAATTGCGCGTCGGACAGCGCAATCTCGCGATTTGACTTGTCAGCAATCATCGCCAAGTCAAACTGCTTGAGCGCAGTGGCGTGCTTGTCCTCTTTAGTCGCCATCTATGCACCCATCCAAGATTCAGAACCAAAATTAACCCTAGACGCAAGGGATTCTTGCGGTGGCTTTGGTTTGTTTGTTTCGTAGTAAATGGCCATCAGGCCAAAAGCATCAGACCCGTGGCTTGACCAATCGTGATTTGGACCGAGGCCAATATCGCGTGCCTCATCCCGTTTTTCATGATAGGCAGCCAAAGCAGCAAGCCCATCCATCTCACATGAGACATCCATCCAGACTTGGCCAAAGATACGCCTAACCGCCTCAATGCGCGCCATTGCAGCGCCCTTGCCTTGGTTAGTCACAATCTCGACCGTAAAGCCAGCAGCGGTTAACGCGCTTTCATAGCTTACATCATAAACTCTGTCGTTTGTTGCGCCATCATGAGGCAGAACGCATGTCTTGACCGGATATGGCAAAGAGTTAAGCCATTCGATGTCAGACGACAAAGGTTGACCTTGCGTCTCACGATAGCCAACAACGCGAATCTCTCGACCAACAAACTGAACCAACCAGATTGACCTGGCATCAGCACGAGCGCCGGTGCCACCGATATCGAAATATGCCTTGACGCTTAGATTAGGATCAGGAGCAAGCCTGCAAAGCCTGCCCTCTTTTCGCATGGCAGATATTTGCTTGACGAAATATGCGCCCGTCATAGCCGTTCTGAACTCACCTTCCCAAACGTGACCATAAGTGTCTGGGTTTTCCTGTTTGTGCTTGCGGCGTTTAATGTCCAACGTTTTGGGAAACCAAGGATTGTCCCGCCAATTCATTTCGACAATTTTTGTATGCTCATCAGGCTTAGCCCGAAACTTCTTATGCGTTGCGCTCTTGTTGCTTGCGGGATTGTAAGACACCCACAATTCAGCACCTTCCTCACGAATGGTAGGATCAAGCGTTTCCCACGCCACCTCACTAACATCTTCGGCTTCATCGACCCAACACAGCAAAATGCGAGCCTTTGACTTGATGCTTGATAGGCTTTTACGAAGCCCAGCAAACACATACTCCACCTTGCCGCATATGGTCTTGATAAATGTTTCACCACAAACAAACAGTTTTGAAAGCCATTCAGTTTCAAGAATGGCGGCCTTGACCTCAGCAAATGACGAATCCGCCAAGCTGTTCATGAACTCACGGCCACAAAGAATAACACCGGTGACATCAGCCGATGCCCAGATATGCGCCTTAACAGCGCTCATCTTAGCTAACGATCTGGTCTTGCCAGAACCACGGCCACCATATGCAACACGATAAAGCGCTGTGCCATCAAATAGCTCAACCAGCTTGGCCGGTAATTCAATCCTCTGAATGGTCATCAGGCTTTACAGCGATTAACTCAATTCGTGTTACGTTTTTGATTGGCGGCATTTCATCGGAACCACCAACTGCAACCTTGTCGCCAAAACGCTTAGGCATCAGCTTAGACATAATCCACTTGCGCGTATCAATCTGGACGCGAGCCCTTGCTGCATCTGGTTCAGTGTCCGCAATGCCAAGCAAATCGTTGACGTGACTGTCAATCAATGCGCCTCGCGCGCGCGCATATTCCGCAGAAGTGTCTTCATCCTTATCAGCCCACAATCTAATCGTGCTTTCAGGGACGTTCTCAGCAGCGCAAGCCTGCATCAGTGATTGGCCTGACTTCATGCGGGTGAATACAGCTATCAATAGCCTTTCACGTTCTTCCGCACTGTAAGCCATTATTGGACATCACCAAAAGAAAAGGCCCGCCGAAGCGAGCCGAGGGACTGGGAGGAAACATCAGACAGAAAATCAGATGATGGGCTCTTATGCCTTTGATTTGTTCCCGCGTCAATTGGTGTCAGGATAATTATCCATCTTCTCAATTAAAGCTGCAAGCGCTTTTTTTGGTGATCCGTAATATCGCACCCATTCTTTCCATGATTTTCCCTCAGGCTCATCAGCCCTGAACGTTACGGCAATGGTCACGGCACCGTCAGCGCGCTGCTTGGCTTGGTGTTTGGCTTGGCGAGATGTCATAGCATATCATCCATTGGATTTTCGTGCCAATCAAAAGACCGATCTGATACTTCGGTATCGTCTGGCCCAATGTCCTTAACTGGCTTGCGGTTATAGAGATAGTCGGGGCTGCGCGCGTCTAAGTGTGGATACATGGCGCAATATTCTAAGTCCGTCATAATTAAATCCTTTCAGCCATACGTGATGCAAAACCGATGCGGCGCATAATGCGCTCGCGCTCATCGTTAGAGCGTGCACTGGCCAAATCGGCCAAGTGCTGCTCAATGCGGGAAATCCAGTATGCGCGGTTTTTTATGATAATATCTCCTAATTAAGCGGCCAAACGGCGAGTTTCGATGTCGAGGTAAGCGGCTTGAATTGCAAGCGCACCAACCTTTGCGGGTTTGCTGTCTGGGGTGCAGCCAGCCATAAAAGCGTATGCAAGATTTTTGCGCTGAAATGGCTGATTGCGAAAAGCGTTAGCCAAAGCTGGGTTATATTGAGCCAAGAGGTCAGCAATTTGGTTGATGGTGTCTTGCATTTCTAATCTCCTAATCGTCAGCGCCGTGCTGATGAGCCTTTATTGCATAGGGCTGATTAGGTGTCAACAAGTTTACTGCACAAAGTTAGAAACCAGCCTTAACAATCCGGCCCAACAAATCAACCAGCCGATCCTGACATTCCCGATGAGCCCTCCCACCGCCTGCAAACTGCCTTACGCTTTGACCAAGGCCAACAACTCCACGAAGCACACCTAATTCAGCGCGGGTGGTTGCCACGGCTTCGATAAGGTCCACCAGCTTGCCAGCGTCAACGACCATTTGAAGCGCTTTGTCTCTATCTCCAGGTGGTGTTAGGTCTAAAGCATTTCGACCCCGAACGCCTTGAATGGAAGTCCACGCCGCTTGATATTTCAGGCCCACCCTAAACATGTCATCGGTTATCTCACCAGCCTTGTGAAGTAAGCCTAACCCATCCAGAGCACGAACCTGACGAAACTCACCCCGCCGTTCAGAAGCCTTCTCGTCAGCCTCACGAATCGCAGCCTTGCGACTGGCTGCCATCTCTTTAGCGCGTTCTGCTTGTGCTGTGGTGGTGATATGGACGTAGGACATGAACGCTCCTTAAAAAACAATACGCAGCCGGTTAGTTTGGGTCAAGGTAGTTTCTTGCAAACAAAAAGCTGGCCTTGGGGTCCAATTTTGCGCGCGTATCCGTAAAGGTTTGTTTCTGGTGAAATGTCGCTGATATTAATCCACGGACCATAACCTTCAAGCTGTTCTGGATACCAAGGGGTCTCATTATCGACCAGTTTTCCAGATGGCTTAAAAATGTTAGAGACATCAACCGAATGGGGCAACATGCTTGAATTAGGCAACATGATGTTACCCTCCAACTCCTTCACACGAGCCTCTAACCGTGCAATTTTTTGATCTTTAGTTTCAGGTGGTTGCTCTAAAACAGAATGAACGTCTTTTCGAAAAAAAGTGTAATATGGCATAAGCCCATCTACTGATTGAACCAAAACAGAGTCTTTTTTGACACCAAAAACACGAGCCTTTATCAAAACAACAGCATCTTTTTGAATATCCATCTTCTCTCTCCTTGTGTTGAAGTTAGCTTATTCACTCAAACCGCGCAACGTAGCTGCCATATCCACCGCAGATCGAACGGGTGGAGCAGGATCAACCGACAGCACCGGAGCCGTGTCAAAGTCCACAGGCCGCTCTGGGGCTGGCTTTGGAAGCAAGGCGGCTATCGGTTGCTTTGCCGACCATTCAAGGCTGACAAGCATGTCACGGCGCTTTTGTGTAGCCTTATCCAGCTTCACCTTCAACTCATGCCATGAAGGCGCAAAGATGTTTTCATTGCCCCAGTCTGACAACACCGACAAAACCACGTCAGCCGGATACTTGCGCAATTCAGCCACAAACACCCGCAAGCCTAAATCACCCGCCCCGTCGCTTTCCTTGCCGCGTTTGCACTTGGCTTCAAGCACGCCAATCGCTGCGATGATAACATCATCCGGCGCGGAAACCATAGCTAACCTAACCGCATCGTAAGCAGCTTGGAAGTCAGGATCGTCTCGAACAGGAACCATGGCATAATCAGGCTCACCCGACATAACCGACGCCCTTAGCCGCTTGGAGAGCCCGTAACGCTGCATCAACGCGGCTTCCAGACTTTTGTTGGTCTCGATTGGTGTTTGAGTAGCTAGGCGCGCGGCTGCGGTCTTTTGCCGTTCGGCACCAATTTCGCCACGTTGCAGACCAATTGAGTTTGACGGCATCTTTTCCGGCTTTGGCAATCCAATAGTCTCGAAACTTATTTGCTTCATTGTCCACTTGCTCCACGGTTAGGCCCATATGGAGGGCTTGGTTGTAATCGTCTTGAGAGGGTTGCCAGTCATCGGAAATGCGTGTTCCCCGTTTTTCTTTGGAAGAAGATTTATCTTCTTCTTTCTTATAGTTCTGGCTCTGGCTCTGGTTAGCATTGCGTTCGCTATGCGTTCGCATACTGTCGCCTGTTGATTTTGTTGGTTTTTCTTGCCACCTAGACGCAGCACTTGCAGAGGCACAGAGGCGCTTATGGGTTAGCTTTTTTAATTCAATTTCAGCCCGTTGGTTGCTGATAAAACCGTCAATCAGATCCAGTTTTTCCGCGTCAATCAGGGAATCCAAAACAGCCCGAAACGTCACAAGAGGGCAGCACATCCGGCGCGCAAGTTTACCTTCATCCAGCTTGATTGGACCGCCTGCATCGTAGATCATGGCAAGGATGTTGATATAGATACCAACCTCGGCAGGCTTCATTCCAGCCACGCCACCTAACCAGTCTGACGGATAAAATGGAAAATGTGTGGCGCGCGTCATTGACGGCAATCCAGCAAAACGGTAAAATTCACACCAAGCATTTGTTGAGCCTTTCACGGTTTAGCTCCGAATGTTAGGGCGGGTTAAGGTGTGCAACGACCTTTCCCGCCCGCCCTCCTTAAACCACTATTTCCCGATTCCTGCAAGTCACAGTTTCGCCCTCACCGGCACATGATAACGCTTTAACAACGCCATCACTTCATCCAAAGAACGCGCCTCAGACACAAACCAAGCGCAAGACCTCATGCGGTCCATCATCTCAATTTGTGCCGGAGTGGCTTTGCCTGTGCCTGCCTTTAATTCAATGGCAAGGACTAAAGGACCATCAGGACCAGCCCAGCTTATGATTAGATCGGGAACGCCAGGCTTAACGCCCATAGCCTTAAAAATGCCAGCCTCAGCCCTCGAGCGACTACCACCGTTGGGCGAGTGAAACCAGACCACTTCTGGCTTTAGGATTGTTTCCAAAGCGCTTGCAATTTGCTTTTGCAACTCCTGCTCAGGTCGATTGCGTATAGCCATGAGGCCACAACTCCCATTTGATAAGCATTGATTTGACATAATCGCGGGGAAACTCAGTCAGCGCAGCTATATCGTCAATGCCGTAGCCTTCCTTGACCCATACGCGAACGTTAAGCGGAGTGAAATAGCTAACTTTACCCATTGAATATCCCCATATCGCTTTCGATTGAGACCACATCCAAGTGCCATGACTTGTCAGCGCTTGCGATTTTATCCGCTACAGTTTGCCAAGCGTGCATGACGGTAGTGTGATGGCGCTCCCCAAACCGCTCACCGATAGCTGGAAATGAAAGCTGCGTGTGCTTGCGGGTCAAAAACATTGCGATTTGACGAGGGCGAGCGATGACGCGGAAACAGCGGGGGCCAAGCAATTCCTCATGGCTGATCTTGAAGTATTGGCAAACCGCCTTTTGGATTTGCCGATAGTTGACGCGCTTGGTTGGGAGGCCGTATTGGTCAATGTGAAGGGCTGCTGTTGTCATGGCTTGACCCCCAAATAATCGGCCAACGTTTTTAGCGTGCGAGTTTGCGGACCCTTGGCATGGTTGCCACCTTGCCTGATGCGGTGCAGCGTTGTTTTTGACACGCCGGTAGCGCGCGACACCTTCAATAAGATGCGGTCATGCAACGCCGCTTGGACGCGCTCGCATAATGTTTGTTCTGACATATTGCCTCCTAATTTGATGCATCATCGTATCAATTGATACTTGACAGGCCAATGTGTGATGCATTAGGTTTGGCTTGTCAAGTAGGGAGTATGTCCGTTAATGACACAACGACTAAGTAAACTCACCAAGCTAAACCAAGCCGCTGACGCCGCTTGCTGGCGTGCGTTTATTGCCCACCGTGGTGTAAAGCAAACTCGTCAGCGTGCAGCGGTTGAAGCACGAACCAAGGCTCTAAAAGCCGAATTAAGGGGAAAGAAATGAGTATTAGAGATGAGGTTGAGGCGGTCAACGCCTTGAAAGACACACTAGCAACACTTGGTCATGATGACCCCGATTTGCTGGCAGATAGCATCGAAGGCGAGACCAGCCTGTTTGAGATTTTCGACCGCATGCTGATGGGCAATGTCTTTGACGCCTCACACATCGAGGCGTGCGAAATTGCTATCGGTGTAATCAAGGCACGTCAAAAACGGTTTGAAACGCGCATTGAAAGCCGCCGCGCTATGATTGAGCAAGCCATGATGATGTGTGACCTGCCTAAGGCAGAGCGCCCGCTTGCAACGCTATCAATTCAAACCAGAGCGCCGCAGGTCATCATCACAGATGAGGCCGAGATACCCTCAAAATTCTGGAAAGCGTCAGATCCAAAGCTAGACAAAAAAGCGATAGGCGACGCGCTGAAAGCTGGCGAAGGCGTGGCCGGAGCCTGCCTGTCAAACAAAGCCCCATCCCTAACCATTAGGAGCAAATAACATGAGCAATCTTGCAGTCCTTCCAAGTGCCGCAGGTTTCACGCCTGCCCAACTTAAGCTAATCCGTCAGACCGTCGCAGGCGACACCAACGAAATGGAGTTTGACCTGTTTATTGCCGCTGCGCGCAATTCAGGCCTTGACCCGTTCCGTAAGCAAATCAGCGCGATTGTGTTCAACAAGAACAATCCAGACAAGCGCAAAATGTCGATCATCACGACGATTGACGGCTTTCGTGTCATCGCAGAGCGCACGCGCCTGTATCGCCCAGATGATGAGCCGCCACGTTACGAGATCGATCCGGCCCTGAAGTCGGCAGCCAATCCAATTGGTATCGTGTCTTGCACCGTCAAGGTTTACAAGCGCGATCAAGACGGGGTTTGGTTTGCTTGCGCAGGTCAGGCTTATTGGGATGAGTTTGCTTCTGTCAAAGAGGAATGGGCAGAGGACGAGACAGGCAAGCGCCGTCGGACTGGCAAGAGTGCCGCAGACGGCAATTGGGGCCGCATGGCGCGGGTTATGATCGCCAAGTGCGCAGAGGCCCAAGCATTGCGCCGCGCCTTTCCTGATGCGTTCTCAGGCATTTATGAGGCGTCCGAGCTTGACCGCGCCGTGATGGAAGATGCAACGCCATCAGAAGCCCTTGTGAACTACGAGACGCAAGAGCGCATTGCCAAGCTAGGCGGACCTTCAATTCTGTTTCAACTAGAGCCATCGGCACCGCTGGAAGCCATCCCGCTTGGTCGGGTTGCGGATCGTGTGCAGGAGCAGCTTTCTTTGATGGTTGACCGCCGACAGGTTGACAGCTTTTCGCGCACTAACAAGGACGCCTTGAAACAGTTTTGGGGCCACTCAAAAGGCGACGCACTTGAACTCAAAAAGGCAATTGACCAACGTTTGGATGAGTTGCCAGAGTGACCGAAACCCACCTATTCCAACGCACCTTGCATGGGCTTCAACCAGATGCCGTCAATGCGGGTGTGTTGGATGACGTGCCAATAGGCTCAATCGTATCTGTCACGATTAAACGCCCTCGAAACGTGTTGCACCACCGCAAGCTATTTGCGCTTATTTCGGTGGTGTTTCCACATCAAAGCGTATGGCTAACTCGTGAGGATTTGCGGGAAAGCCTTTTAATAGCGGCTGGACATAGCGAAGCCGTGCAAGCCATGATTACAGACCCCACGACCAAGAAGCGGGTTCTGGGTGAGGTATGGCGGGCTAAATCAATCAGCTTTAAGGCTCTTGACCAAAAGGGTTTCGAAGCAGTTTATGACAGGGTGGTGCACATCATCCTAGATAAAATCTTGAAAGGCGTTGACCGCGCCGATCTGGACCGTGAAGTTGAAGAAATTTTGATAGGCCGTCGATGATTTTTTCCCCAATCAAACTTGAACCCCGTAAGGGATTCACACCCAAACAGCGTGCCGCCGTGTTCTCAGAGCATGGCGGTATCTGCCATTTATGCAAGGCACCCATCCAAGCAGGGCAGGCATGGGACGTTGACCACGTGA